AGACAAAGTCCTTGGCTATCTTTAGCAGAGCCATTTTAACTTCTGGTCGTAGTTCTTCATCCTGCCACAGCAAAGGATTAAGTTCGTTGTGATGTTCAAAACCCAGATCTAACTCAAGTATACGCATAGATATATATTTATAAGTTAAATATCGATATGATTGAACAGAATTACCGAGGCTACTTATTAGCCGCACATCCTAAAAGACCTGACCCGCATCTACGCAAAGGTGTCATGTTAGTACTTGACCACGATAGTTCAGGTGCTATTGGATTACAGATTAATAAACCTTTTAGCAACAATGTTAGTTTTAACACTGTAATGAAGACTGTGGGATTACCTAATCCCATTGACCAACCATTGTACAATGGAGGGCCAGAAGCTACAAACCGAATACACGTTATACATAGCTTAGATTGGTATAGTTCCAGCACAACTAAGATCACTGACCAAATTGGAGTCAGCAATGACATCAGCGTGTTAGCCGCTATATCAGAAGGACAGGGTCCAGAATATTTTAGAGTAGTGGCAGGTTTTGCTAGATGGTTGCCCGGACACCTTGACGGAGAAATTATAGGTGAAGATCCGTGGAATATCAATCATACTTGGACCTTTATACCCGCTGACATTGATATATTATTTGGTCTAGATGACATAGACCAATGGCATAAAATTATTGCTGAGAGCGGACGTATGCAGGTTTCTACCTGGTTTTAATCTCGTTCGCTGTTTAATCCAGCAAGGATATTTCTAATATCCGCAATACCTTTAGTGTGCTTAGATTTAACAATGCTTACTCCCTGTGTGGGGTCAATTGGAGTAATCTCACCAGTCTCTGGATCTGTTGCAGTATTCACAGTACTAGTCCGTTTTAGTCCTGCATACACACTGCTGGTACCACCATTATTCTGTCGCTGTTGATTAAAACTGCCTTCTTGTTCATCTTCGCCTAGATCAGTGATACGTAGTGTTTCTACATTAAACTCTAGATCAACTTTCTGTCCTACACCACTACTACTACGTGTTTTCATAAACTGTATTTGATAACGTCCACGTTCTTTCATAGCACGTGACGTAAAGATACCTATAACATTATCTGCTGTCATAATCTTACTCAAACCACCCGAGATGTGGCTGTGATCAAATTCAATTTCTTCAACTGCTGAACGATTTAACTGACTGGCTGTAACAGTAATACATTGGGTCTCCATGGCCAAGTTACGAATCTCCTCTGACACATACTTGTCCTTGACAAACAAATCACTTGGGCTAACTTTAACACTCAGCGGCATCATCAAGTCCAAATAGTCGATTAGAATAACGTCGGGCTTACACCCTTTCTTAACTTGATACTCTTTCAAATACGCACGAATGTCGTTACAGTTCTTACCGCTTGGCATATACTTGACCTGCAGGTTACCCGCCTTCTTGCCCAGCATCTTAACTTTGAGTTCAACTTCGTCAATGCTCTTGAATACTTCACGAGTGCTAATACCAGTCATCATAGAATCTAAACGCATAGATACTAGACCTTCAGCTAATTCAAATGTAAGATACAATACATTAAGTCCTTGAAGTGCCCAATTACATCCTAGATTTGCCAAGAACAAACTCTTGCCACCACCGGATCCTGCACAGAAAATGTTTAACTCACCGCGGTTAAATCCACCATACAATTTCTTATCAATGCTGGGCCATCCTGTGCTAATCTGCCCATTACCATCTTTAAGTTTATTAAGACGAGCCCTAGGATCTTCAAAGTAATCTGTACCCATGTCCTTGTTCAAGCTGATCTGAATAGCGTCCTTGATCAGCTTTTCAACTGGTCCGTAGTCTCCTGCTTCTAATAGGTCACTAGAATCAATGATGGCTCGCTCTAGGCCCTTATGTCGACTAAAGTTTTCAAACTCATTCATTAGCCAATCATAATTTTCTTTGGGTAACTGCACTGGATTTAAATCAGATCCTGTGCTAGCATTAACAATATTTGCCTCGGGCATTACCTTATATTCATCTACATATTTGTTGATAAATGTTGCAATGTCTTGCAGTCGTTGGTCAAAGTTTAGAGGGTCAAAAATGTTTTGGCAGCGGACAAATGTCTCTGCATCGCTCATAAACATTTCGAGATATAGTTTCTGAATGTCGTAGTTGTAATTTGGTTTAGGTGCTTTTTCTTTAGTCATCTTTTAGTGCTTCTAGTTTTTTCTTCATTAGATTTATTTTTATCTCTCCCGACACCCTATAGTGCAGGATTGTGGTTAGTACGTATAGGCGTCCGTATTTTTGTACTGCATCTGCAACGTCTTTAATATCGTCACTCCAGGGCGGCAAACTGGCACTCCAGCCGTTGTCTATTGCGGCTTTAAGTAGTTTAGCGCCTGGTCTATCTTTATCGGGTACTACAATTATTTCTCTAGCTAAAGCATTTATCCTAGTAACTTGGGCTTCGTTAGGTTCATTGGTCATTATGCTGACACCATCTATAGCAATAGCATCAAACTGGCCTTCGGTGACTATGACAAACTTTCTATTGTAGTCTTGTGAGTCTATATTAAACACATAACCACTTTGACTATCTGTTAGATACTTTGGTTTGCCGTCGGTAATTTTTCTTCCTGTATAGCCCACCACTTTACCATCTTGATAGAAAGGAATCAGTACTCTATCTTTATATCCTGCTGTAGGACTCCACATCCAATTATACCAATCTAGTGTCATGCCTCTACCTAGAATGTATTCTACTATTTTACCAATGTCTTCTGCTATGTCTGGCAAGTATGCAGTATTAATCCAATCCATTACTGACATTGTACCTTCAGGCAAGGACCTTTCTAGTAGTGTTAGATTAAATGTTTTCTTAAGTACTGGCTGATCATCTTTGATCTTCATAGTGGCCAGATTAAGTTTTCCTATATCCATTTCACTCATGCCAATCCATTGGAATAAGTTTCTTGTATTCTTGCTTAATAGTTTACCTGGCGTCCAGCCTGCGGCAAATCCACAATTAAAGCAGTGATAAACAAATCCGTCTTTATCTAACTTCACACCACCACGAAGTCGGTCGTCTTGGCGCTCGCCTCTATGAGAACAACACGGCGCATTGAAACTTGTCCAACCACCTGTGGTCAGTTTTCTTTTTGGAGGCAATAATGCTAATAATGCAGATTGTATATCATTCACATATACAGTTTAACTTCTGTAGAGGATTTTGTCAACTGTTCCGGAGAACGCAGTATTTCTATTGTCCGCATCAGTAGGTCCTCGGGTAGGAACGTGTTTAATTCGAATATATGAATATACCCCATTAAAATTAGCATAGCCAATTCCGGTATAACCGTTATAGGTTAGAGTGCTGACCACAGAATAGTTTCCACTGCTACCCGGAGTGTTGTCCAATGTAGCTTCCACGTAAACAGTGCCTTTGTAAGCTGTCATATAAATGGCTACTGTATGTAATGCAGAGTTTCCATTAAATGCTGGATCTGCATAAAGGTTACCGCTAAAATTTTCATATAGGCTAATTCCATCGTTCCAGACCGGATTGAATGTAGTAACTGAAACACTGTCTTTAAGCACTGGATTCACATCATTACTTAAATGCAGGGTACCGGCCATTCCATAATAAGTATTTGAATATGCAGGAGCGTAACTACCATCGGATCCTAATAATTTGACACTATATTGATAGCTAGACCTATCCAAGTCTAGTGTATCGCTTTCGTTAAGAGTTAACAGGGCTAGGCCGCGTGTAGAAGTAGTACCAAGATCTAAAATGTCTAATCCTTTTTCTACTATCAGTCGTTGATTAATTGCGTCAAACATACTGAATACAAATGTTTGGGTATTGTAAATTCTAACCTTTTTCTGATCGCTGTTTTTAAACTGGACTTGAACTTGGTTCTTAATCCCTTTTTGTATTTTCAAGTCTCGTTGATACATAACCTGGTTAACTCCCCTAGTAGTTGCGTCCAAATCTAATATAACGGCGAGAGTATTTGGATATAAATAGATTGGTAAAATTTGCATAAAGTATTTATTTAAAAATAATGAGAGAACAGTTTCAAGAAAATTTCCCCTTTATATCTTGCGTTAAATCCAATGATAAAGAATACGTCGGCATCGTCATCAACTTTGATGATTATATTGCCAGCATCTATGATATATCGATGATATTAGGTGAAACTGAACGCACACTATTTTTAGAAATGGGTGAGATTTGGTGGTGGGAAAGCAATCGTAAAATACCCATTAACATTTTTCTAAAATCTGAAATGCAGATATTCAGGCCATTTATT